AATGTTAAGCATGGAGCAAAGGTTATGTAATGCAAGTTGCTCTTTCGAGCAACCTGTATTAGTTTCAACTTCAACAAAGTTAGATGTATGATTAGGCATCGTTGAACCTCTCTAGTTTTAACATTGAAGATGCTTTCATCTCAAATGGTTGTCTATGACTTAGCTTGAAAGTAGCTAAAGTCTTATCACCTTTAAGAACCCCACTGAATGTCTTCTTATCTTTTGATAAGTGAGCATTAACCATGTTGTCCTCGATGAATGACTTAAGCGTTTGCCTAACACCTAATCCATTATCTTTTAAAATCAGATGAGAAATCATTTCACTTCTAATACTTGATCTTAAGTCAGATATTGTTTTGTTTATTTCTACAAATTCCTTAACTATAGGATTTTGCCCCAATGCTTGAAGTTTCTTATCAAGCTTTTTGATTTGATCTAATTGTTTTAACATTAGTCTTATCTCCAAAAAAGTCAGTTGCCTATCGTTTGGTTATTTAGATACCAACTGAACTACGTTCAGTTTAATTAATAAACAATCAATACACAAATTTACTACACCAATTAAGACAATTAAATTTGACATTATCAGATCATTTGATCTAGCAGAAAATCGCCATCATGAGTATGACATTTTAAAGCGTCATACTTTATGGGTCTCTATTGGATCGCGTCCTGTTTTTTGATCGCGTGATTTCGCTGACCCCTACCCCCACATATAGGGGCGTGGCGTTTTTTGTGTCAGTGTATAAATAACTATCAACACAAATAATTCACCCCAAAATCCATTTCACCCCCCCCTCTTCTTTTAGGATCCCTATTGGGTTACTATATTGCACACAGAAAAAAACATTTTGAGATGTCTGCACCAAACACGAAACTAGACCATGTTCCAGATGATGCCCTAAAAGAAATAGTGGCCATCCAAGATCGCATCAAGAAACTTAAAACCAGCGGCAAAGCTCAGAAAGACTTTATCCACTACGTCAAGCAAGTCTGGGATGGCTTCATCGAAGGCGAGCACCATAGGCTCTTCGCGCAAAAGCTCGAAGCTGTAGCCCAAGGCAAGTGCAAACGCCTGATCGTTAACATGCCCCCACGTCATACCAAGTCCGAGTTTGCCTCCGTGTTCTTCCCAAGTTGGATCATGGGACTACGCCCTGATATGAAAATCATGCAAACGACTCACACCGCTGAACTCTCGGCAAGGTTCGGGCGCAAGGTGCGTAACTTGATGGACACCAATGAGTACAAGCAGATCTTTGAGAGCGTACAGCTGTCTGCTGATTCTAAGTCAGCTGGGCGCTGGGAGACGAACAAAGGCGGCGAATACTTTGCTGCTGGAGTCGGTGGCGCCATTACGGGTCGAGGTGCTGACTTGCTCATCATTGACGATCCTCACTCCGAGCAAGATGCCCTCTCACCCTCGGCTCTTGAGTCAGCTTATGAATGGTATACCTCTGGACCCCGCCAGCGTTTACAGCCCGGCGGTACCATTGTAATTGTCATGACGCGTTGGTCGACTTTGGATTTGACTGAGAAACTTTTGAGACGCATGGGCGAAGACCATGCAGACCAATGGGAAGTCTTAGAACTCCCTGCCATTTTAGATAACGGTGAACCCTTGTGGCCAGGTTATTGGAAGATTGAGGAGCTTGAGTCTGTGAAAGCTTCCTTGCCCGTGGCCAAGTGGAACGCCCAGTACATGCAAAACCCTACCTCTGAAGAGGGCGCCCTACTCAAACGCGAGTGGTGGCAAATGTGGGAGCAAGACAATCCCCCCCCTTGCTCCTACATACTTCAGTCTTACGATACCGCTTTTAGCTCTAAGGAGACTGCTGACTACAGCGCCATTACCACTTGGGGCGTCTTTCGTCCCAGCGATGGAGCCCCTGAGTCCATCATCTTGCTTGATGCCAAGAAAGGGCGATGGGACTTTCCGGATCTAAAGACGACAGCTTACGATGAATATATGTATTGGCAACCAGACATTGTCTTGGTAGAATCTCAAGCAAGTGGTACGCCTTTGACGCACGAGTTGAGAATGATGGGCATACCTGTGGTGAACTACCGACCGACTAAAGGAAAGGACAAAGTTACCCGAGTGCACAGCGCATCTCCTGTGTTTGAAGCAGGGATGGTGTGGGCTCCTGATGCCATCTTTGCAGAGGAGGTCATAGAAGAATGTGCAGCTTTTCCTTATGGGGAAAATGATGACTTTGTAGATTCGACAACACAGGCTATACTAAGATTTCGTCAGGGCAACTTTGTGCGATTGGATTCAGACGAGGAAGACGATGAGCCAATACCCAAACAACGAATATATTATTAGAGGTAACAAACAATGATCAGAAGAGCAAAACCCATTCCAAAAATGCCAGGTAGACCAATACCAAGAATTCGTAAAAGAAAAGTTAGGACTCAAGCAATTGACCCTGCAAACCCTAGAGCACCCAAAGGCAAACTAAACAAAGGCGCGGCTGAACCTATGGATACAAAGACAAGAGTTCCAGCAGGACAAAAAAGACGGTCTGGTTTAGCGGGAATATTTAAAAAAAGAAAACCAAAACCTACTAACGAAAGGGCTCACACACAATCTCCAGGTGGAGGCCAACCAGCGCAACCACCCAAAGGTCCCGGCATGAAAAAGGGCGGTTCTGTTATGAAATACAAAGACGGTGGTTGTGTTGCTGGCAACAGCAATCGCAGACGTGCAATGCAAAGCATGGGCAAATAAAAATATCATGTCGAAAAAGAAAAAGTTCATAGATTCAATGAAGGATGTTTCAAAGAAAACTGCTGACAGAATTAGAACAGGAAAGATTAAAATAAAGTCTGACGATCCAGATATTCAAAAAGCAATTGACAAAGAGTTTCCACCATTGAAGCCGGTGAAGAAAATGGCTGGCGGTGGCATAGCCATAAAAGGTCATGGCAAAGCTTTTATAGGAAAAAGATAAATGGCAGTAGAAAAAGCAATCACCATTGAGGATCAAGTAGACCTTAAAGTTAGAGATAGATCCAAAGGCATGGAGCTTGAAGTTGATATTCAAGAAGACAATCCAGAGCTTGATTCTTTTGAAGAGTTAGAAGATGGTAGCATTGCGTTCGGTGCGCCTGTCCCTGTTGTAGAAGAAACAGACTTCTATGCTAACCTTGCTGAAATCATTGATGACAAAGAATTAAACTCAGTCAAGAATGATTTAATGGCTAACATTGATGGTGACAAAGAATCACGCAGTGAATGGGAAAAAACTTATCGTGATGGCCTAGAGTATCTTGGCATGAACTACGAAGAGAGAACTGCTCCTTTTGAGGGAGCTTCTGGTGTTATGCATCCATTGCTTGCAGAATCCGTAACTCAGTTCCAAGCGCAAGCGTACAATGAGCTGTTACCTTCCCAAGGTCCAGTTAAGACACAGGTGGTTGGCATGGCAACACCTGAAACAGAACAACAAGCATCACGCGTACAAGAATTTATGAACTATCAGTTGATGCAAGTCATGCGTGAGTATGACTCTGAAACAGATCAAATGTTGTTCTATTTACCACTGAGTGGTTCAGCTTTTAGAAAAGTATATTACGATCAAAACTTAGGCAGAGCAGTTTCTAAGTTCATTCCAAGTGAAGACTTGATTGTTCCTTACGGAGCAACTGACTTACACAGCGCGACAAGAATCACTCATGTGATTAACATGTCCATGAATGAAATACGCAAGCTGCAACAAATCGGTTTTTATCGTGATGTAGATTTAAACTATGGCACAACCAACCCAGATGAAACTGACGATATCCAAGAAGAGATCGATAAGTTACAGGGCGTTGAGCCAAGTTACAATGACGATGATACTTGTCAAGTCTTTGAGTCCCATGTCGAGTTAGACATACCGGGCTTTGAAGACATGAACGCTGAAGGTGAAGAGACTGGCATCAAGTTGCCATACATTGTCACCATGGCTAATGGCAAAGTATTATCCATTAGAAGAAACTACAAAGAGGGAGATCCTCTCAAAGAGAGAATCAATTACTTTGTGCATTACAAATTTTTACCAGGCCTAGGATTCTATGGCTTTGGTTTAACCCACATGATCGGAGGCTTATCGAAAGCCTCGACTTCTATTCTGCGTCAGCTTATTGACTCTGGTACTTTATCCAATTTACCAGCTGGCTTTAAGGCTCGTGGAATTCGTATTCGCAATGACGATCAACCTTTACAACCAGGTGAGTTCAGAGACATGGACGCTCCAGGTGGAAGTTTGCGAGACGCCTTTGTACCGTTACCGTTCAAGGAACCTTCTCAAACTCTCCTCTCTCTCCTGGGAATCCTTGTTGATAGTGGTCGGCGTTTCGCATCTATTGCTGATATGCAAGTTGGTGATGCGAATCAAAATGCGCCAGTCGGTACAACAGTTGCTCTACTTGAGCGTGGCACAAGAGTTATGTCTGCAATCCACAAAAGATTGCATGCATCTCAAAGGATTGAGTTTGAAATCTTATCGAAGGTTTTTGCTGAATACTTGCCGCCTGCTTATCCGTACAACACAGCCAATGGTAATCAGACCATCAAGGCTGTGGACTTCGATGAGCGTGTAGACGTCTTACCAATTTCAGATCCAAACACTTTCTCTATGAGCCAACGAGTCATGATGGCTCAAGAGTTACTTAGAACAGTACAAAGCAATCCAGAGATTCATGGACCTGATGGCATATATGAAGCGTATCGAAGAATGTATTCAGCCATGGGAGTGCAAAACATTGAACAGTTATTGCCACCTCCTCCACAGCCACAGCCTATGGATCCAGCAAGTGAGAACGCAGGGCTGATTACAGGATTGCCCCAACAAGCTTTCGCTGGGCAAGATCATGACGCACACATTAATTCACACATGTCTTTGTATGGCACAGTTACCGCTCAAGCAAATCCAGCGGTTTTATCTCTCATTCAAGCACATGTTTATCAGCATGTTTCATTTAGAGCCGCTGAGATTGTAGATCAACAAAATGCACAGAACCCTGAGTTCCAAATGATGGTGCAACAAATACAACAGTTGCCACCAGAAATCTCTATGGGTTATCAGCAACAATTACAAGACTCTGTGTCTCGTGATGTAGCGGCCGTGGTTGCTCAATTGATGCAACAGATTAATCAAATGTTTATGCCACCTCCACCTATGCCAGATCCGTTGGTTGAGTTGAGAGGCAAAGAACTAGACATTAAAGCTGATGATGTACAACGCAAGCGTGAAGAGTTTGTGCAACGTCAACAGTTCGATGCAATGAAAGTAATGCAAAGCAATGAACTTGCAGAGCAAAGGTTACAAATTCAAAAAGAAATTGCTATGATGAAAGACGCAATAGCTCGTGAAAGAATCGAGCAGCAGAATCAATTTAAAGCAATGGATATCATGCGAGGTAACAAATGAGTTCAGTTAGACAAAAAATGACAGCAGTAAATAAAGCTGCCATGAAAGAAGAAGAGGCAAGACAAAATGGCAATCAACCGATCATCAATGAGAATGCAAATATCGACATCGACAAGATCGCCAAGAAGGCAGACAAAGATGCAGACAAAGTCCTTGCGAAAGCAACGAAAACAGTCAAGTCTAAAGCCAAAAAGTCTAAGCCTGTCGTTAAGGCTAAGGCCAAGGTAGTTAAAAAGAAAAAGTAATGCCATTAAAAAAAGGTAGCAGTCGTAAGACAATATCTGCTAACATAAAGGAATTAATGGGCAGCGGTAAAAAACAAAAGACCGCTATTGCAATAGCTTTGCAAAAAGCAAAGAAAACTAAAGGTAAGAAAAATGGAAAAAGTAAAAGGCGTTAAACCAAGCGTAAACATTAAAGACCAAGGTACTGTTAAGTATTCAACACCTGAAAAAATTGCTAATGGCGGTAAGCCAGGTAGACATGGTGCTGGTAAATCTCGTGGTGGTGGAGCTGCTTTGAGAGGCACTAAGTTTTACGGAGTTTGCTAAATGGCAATTGGTGATGCTTTAGTTGCACCGACAGGCGTGCACAATCAGATGTATGGTCAACCCTCTAGAGTACCTGGGTATTCTGAAGGCTTGGGTCAAGCACCTGGCCAAATGGCATTACCACCAGAGCCTATGCCCATAGGCAGACCTACAGGAGTTGTAGGGGGTCCAGCATATTTTACTCCAGCAGGATACCAAGCTCCCCCTCAACCCACAGAAGCTTTCATGCCAACCGATGTAAGACCCGATCCAATTGGGCAACAGTTTATGCGTCAATACGAAAGTCCTATGGGTCAACAGTTTATTGATCAGTACGAAGCAACTCAAGCTCCAATCAGAGCAGCTGAAGCAGCGGCTCGTGCTGAGGAGCAAGCAGCTCAAGATGCAAGATTCCAAGAAATGATGGATCGTATTGCAGAGCTAGAAGGTCAGTTGGCTACACCAACAGAACCTATTCCTGACGTTCCTTTCCCAACAGATCCCTATATACCAGGCCAAACTCCTTTTCCGGGAATACCAGATTTTTTGCAAGACTTAGATTTCAGTAACCTTCCTGACTTCTTAAACCTTGACTACGATGACATCATGCGTCAATACAACGAAAGAATGGAAATGGGTGAACCAGAACCAATCGATAGTTTCTTGCCTGATCTTAGAGATCTTCCTCCAATGGGTCCAATGCCTGTTTTTGATGATGAGCCAGTTAACGATGAACCAATATACACAACTATGCCAGTTGGAGATCCAGTCCCTTTTGTTCCCCCTGTGATGCCAAACAGAGGCAAAGTATTTGATTTAGATAGAACTCCTCCTAACATACCCAAAATACCTACAATACCTAACATAGATTTTTCAAACTTACCCAGATTTGATTCTCCGGTGACTGGACTATTTGATTTACCAAACATAGGTGATAGAACAATAAAACCAAACTTTGGGAATATAAATTTAAAATAAACACTACATCGGCAGGAGAGAGCCATGGATAGCGTAAAACTTGCGGAGTATTTTTTTAAAAATTTACGCAAAAGAGAACAAGATTTAGTTGACAGTCTTTCAGCAGGAAATGTACAATCCATGGAAGATTACAAATATCATATGGGTGCGTTATCGGCGATTCGCTCACTCATAGAAGATTTAAAAGAAACGCTGCATATGGATAATATCGATGAATGAAAAAGTCGCAGAAAATATAAAAGAAAAAGAAGAAGCCTCATCAGAACTTGATCAAGCTTTCGTAAAAGAAGAAGCAAGAGTTCTAGACCCAAACCTACTAAAAAAATCATTGTTAGACAGAATGCCAACTCCAAGTGGATGGCGTATTCTTGTTTTACCATATAGAGGTAAAGGCGTTACTGAGGGTGGTATTCAGCTTGTTAAAGAAACAGTAGACAGAGAATCATTGTCTACAGTTGTTGCTTACGTTTTAAAAGTTGGTCCTTTAGCTTATAAAGAAACAGAAAAATATGGAAACCAACCCTGGTGTCAAGAAAAAGACTGGGTGTTAATTGGCAGGTATGCTGGTTCTCGTTTTAAATTAGAAGATGACCATGAAGTTAGAATCATTAATGACGATGACATCATTGGAACAATTCTAGATCCTGATGATATTAAATCTTTATAAGAGAGGTAAAGCATGGTAAGTGAAGCAGAAAATTTAGACATAGAAATTACAGACGAAAAGATTGAAAAGGCAGCAGTGCCTGAAAAGAAACGAGTTGAAGAAGAAGTAAGCGATGAAGCTGTTGAAGTTTCATTGGGCGATGATTCTCCAGAAGTTTCTCCTGTAACTGAAGACGAAGTTAAAGAAGATTTTGAAGTTTCTCCTAAAGTAGAAGAGCAAGCAAAAGATTTATCTGAAGTAGAGAAGAGAGCGTCTCTAGCACAAAACAGAATTAACAAAGCGGTTGCTCAGGCCAAAGAGTTTCAAAGAAGAGAGTTGATGGCTGTGCAATACGCTAAAGATCTTAAAGAGCAAAACGAAAAATTAAGACAGCAACAAAAAACTTTTTCTAATAGTTACAGCGATGAGTTCACCAATAGAGTTGAATCTCAAATGACTTTGGCAAAACAAGCTTTAAAACAAGCAACAGAAGCCCAAGACGCAGAAGCAATTGCTGCCGCTACTGAAGCTTTGACTTTAGCTACTACTGATAAAGCCAGACTTGAGCAATATTCTCAAGCGCAAAAACAGTATGAAGCACAAGAGGCTGCTTATTTAGAACAACAACAAAATCAACCTCAAGAGCAATATGCTCAACCAGCTGAAGAATATAATGAGCCATCACCTAAAGCTAGAGAGTGGGCGCAAAAGAATACTTGGTTTGGACAAGATCAAGTTGCAACATCAGTTGCTTTTGCTATTCACAAGCAATTAGAGAACGAAGGCTTTGACACTGACTCAGATGAGTATTATAGTGAGATTGACAAGAGGGTAAAACAAGAATTACCCCACAAGTTTAACGTGGAAGCGAAGAAAAACGTCCAAACAGTCGCTTCAGCCACACGCAACACATCGACTGGACGCAAACAAAATCGTATTCAATTGACGCCAAGCGAACAGGCATTAGCCAAAAAGCTTGGAGTGTCATTTAAAGATTACGCAATACAAAAAGCGAGGCTACAAAAATCATGAGCAAGAAAGAGATAAAAGTAACGAGAGCAAATAGTAACGATGACAGAGCTCCTAGAGACTCAGAAGCCAGAAGCAAATCCGAAAGGCCAAAGGCCTGGAAGATGCCTTCAGCTCTTGAGCTTCCAGAAGAAGCTATTGAAATTGGAAAATCTCAAGGAATTGTTTATCGATGGGTAAGAGAATCTATAGCTGGACAAGATGACAAAACGAATGTCTCAAAAAGATTTCGTGAAGGATTCGAGCCAGTTAGACCAGAGGAACTTCCCGGATTTCATGATTTGCCTATAGTCGATGATGGTCGACATGCTGGAATTATTGGTGTAGGTGGTTTAATACTGTGCAAGATACCAAAAGAAATCGCAGATCAGCGAAACGAATATTTCGCTAGCCAAACCGACAACCAAATGAGTGCAGTAGAGAACGACCTGATGCGTGAAGAAAATCCTGCGATGCCAATCTCAAGAGAGATGAAATCAAGGGTAACATTTGGCGGAGGCAACAAAGGATAACTTTGTTAACTCTTTTAATAAATTTTATTTAGGAAATAACTATGGCAAACCAAGATGCTGCTTTCGGCTTAAAGCCTTCAAGCAAATTGGGTAGTAATGTAAACTCTGAAGGGACTACAGAATACTCGATTGCTTCTGGCGCAAGCGGAAACATATTTTCAGGCGACCCAGTTAAGATGATGAACACAGGTACTATTTTAGTGGCTGCTGCTGGTGATCAATTGCTGGGAGTCTTTAGGGGATGCAGATATACCAATTCTAGTGGAGAAGTAATTTATTCTTCTTACTGGCCAGATGGTACTGTCTCATCAGATGCGGTGGCTTTCGTAGTTGACGATCCTAATGCATTATTTGAAGTACAAAGTGCTGCTACAGGTTCAGTTGTGCAAACAGTTGTTGGTAACAATGCCGACATCGTTTACGCTTCTGGATCAACATCAGATGGACAATCTGGCGTTGAAATATCTGGAACAACTGCTGCTACTTCAGCTCAACTTAGAATTGTTGGGTTTTCAGGAGATCCTGAGAATAATACTTTAGGTACTGGTTCTCAATCAGCAAACGTTAACATGATAGTCAAAATTAACGAGCACTTCTACGCTCAAACAACTGGAGTATAAACCATGGCTATTAATCGTTCACAATTAGCTAAGGAGCTAGAGCCCGGTCTAAACGCCTTGTTTGGAATGGAGTATAATCGTTATGAAAACGAGCATGCTGAAATCTTTGACACTGAGTCATCAGACAGAGCATTTGAAGAAGAAACCTTAATCGTAGGTTTCGGTAACGCACAAGTAAAAGCTGAAGGAAACGGAGTCGCATTCGACAACGCTTCAGAAGGCTATACTGCAAGGTACTCTCACGAGACTGTGGCGTTAGCATTTGCACTAACTGAAGAAGCTATCGAAGATAACCTCTACGACAGATTAGGCGCTAGATATACAAAAGCTCTAGCAAGATCTATGGCACACACAAAGCAAGTGAAAGCTGCTTCTGTATTAAACAATGCTTTCTCATCTAGTTTTACTGGTGGAGACGGTGTTGCTTTAGTAAGTACTGCTCACCCATTAACAGGTGGTGGAACTTTCTCAAACAGACCAAGCACTTACACTGACTTAAATGAGACTTCATTAGAAGACGCAATCATTTCTGTTTCAACTTTTGTTGATGACAGAAACATGATTCTTGCTTTGCAAGGAACTAAGTTGATCATTCCACCACAATTACAATTTGTGGCTGATAGATTGCTCAACACTCCTGGCAGAGTTAGCACTTCTGACAATGACATCAATGCTATTAAGAATATGGGAATGGTCCCACAAGGTTATTCAGTTAACCATTTCTTAACAGATACTGATGCATGGTATTTGAAGACTGATTGTCCTGATGGTTTTAAACACTTTGAGAGATCTCCTCTTTCAACTTCTATGGAAGGTGACTTTGATACTGGCAACGTCAGATTTAAAGCTAGAGAAAGATATTCTTTTGGTTTTTCAAACCCAAGATGTGTCTTTGCATCACAAGGTGCATAAATCCAATTTCATTGGTAAAGGGAGCTTCGGCTCCCTTTTTTTTATTTAAAATAAATATTTGTTTATTTTCAGTTAATAGGTGTATAATCCAAGAAAAGACCGTGAGGTTTTATGAATACAGGATTACATGAATCTATAAGCTTGGCCAACTCTCCATGCAATGGAGTCTGCTCAACTTCCATGGCTCCCTTTGACGATATATGCCAAGGGTGTGGAAGAAGTGTCGAAGAAATAAGAGACTGGGAAACTTTTCCAGATTTTAAGAAAAAAATTATTAATGTTACAAATTGGCTAAAAGGATATGAGATTAAACAAAAAGAAGATAAAATGAGTTTTATGTCCGCGGATCCAAAACAAAAAATTAAAGATATTCAAGGTAGATTAATCACCATTCAATCTCTTATAGAGATGGTAGGCAAGGATATGTTAGATGAGTTTGGCCATGATCCAGCAATTAAAAACTCTTATCAAGCTTTGTTTGATTCTAGAGAATTAATTTTAGAATCAAAAGAACACTTCCCCCAAGAGCCCTAAAGTAGTATAGTTATCTAAACCGAGGTAACTCGTTGCACCAACTGACTCGGCAGACTTACTCCAAGATGGGGCAACATATTTAGTTAGGAGACAATAATGGCTAAATCAACTTTTTCAGGTCCAGTTAGATCTATATCTGGATTTATTTCAGCAGGTAATACTGCTGTTGTCAGTTTAACCGCTGATACAACTTTAACGGTAGATGCACACGCAGGTAAGGTACTTACTTGTAATGATGCTGATGGTAAATTTACTTTGCCTTCAATTGTCACAACTGCACCTACTGATCCTACAGATCCTAATTCATTAAATAATTTAGGAGCTACTTTTATTTTTATTATTGAGACAGCAGCAACTGACCTCGATATTAAAACTGATGGAACAGATAAATTTGTAGGTGGTCTTTACACTGGTGTTAGCGATGCAACAGGTAAAACTTTTATTTCAGGCGCATCTAACGATGTTATAACTCTTAATGGTTCAACTAAAGGTGGTCTTGCAGGATCTATAATTAAGTGTACTGCTATGGGATCTGCTAAGTATGCTGTTGAAGGTATAACACTTGGCTCTGGAACTTTAGTTACACCATTTGCTGACGCTTAATATTAGGGGCTAATTATGGCAGATGCAGTAACTTCAACAACTCTGTTAGACAGTGATAGGCTTGCTATTATTCAGTTGACTAATACATCTGATGGTACAGGTGAGTCAGCAGTCACTAAAGTTGACGTAAGCGGTTTACAAACTAACAACTTTGGCAAAGCATGTACTGGTGTTCGTCTTGCAAAAATTGTTTACTCAACATTTGGAATGAGTGTAAAACTTTTGTGGGATGCAACCACTGATACTATTTGCTGGGACTTAAACGAAAACTATACTGATTCAGAAGACTTTACAGAGTTTGGTGGAATAGTAAACACAGCAGGAACAGGTAAAACAGGAGACATAAAATTGACTACGACTGGTCACGCAAGTGGCGATTCGTATGTAATAGTGTTAACCCTGATTAAAGACTACGCTGCTTAAATTTTTGTAGCAGTGCGTTAAGTGCTGCTACAATTTTATTATGGTAGTAAAAAGAAAAGCAAAACCTATACGCAGAACAACCAAGGGCAAAGGCGCTAATTATAGGCCTACTAAGTCCGGGGCTGGTATGACTGCTAAAGGCGTGGCTGCTTACAGAAAAAAAAATCCCGGATCTAAACTTAAAACAGCTGTAACAGGAAGCGTTAAGAAAGGAAGCAAGGCGGCCAAAAGACGTAAATCTTATTGCGCTAGATCTGCTGGTCAGCTTAAACGTAGTTCAGCTAAGACTAGAAACGATCCTAACTCAAGAATACGTCAAGCAAGACGAAGGTGGAAATGTTAAATGGCTAAAGCAAAAAGTGGTGGAAAGATATGTCCAAAAGGAAAAGCTTGGGCTAAAAGAACTTTTGATACATATCCTAGCGCATATGCAAATATGGCCGCATCTAAATATTGCAAAGATCCAAACTATGCTAAAGGATCTAAAAAGAAAATGAAAAACGGTGGACTTGTTAGCATTAGAGGACAAGGCATTGTAATGAAAGAAAGACTTAGATAATGGGTCAGTTAAAGGAATGGCGTAATCAAAATTGGGTTCGTATAGGATCTGATGGCTCTATTAAAGGAGCTTGTGGTACAAGCAAGGATAAAAAAAATCCAGATCGCTGTTTGCCAATGTCAAAAGCTAAAAGTCTTTCAAAGTCAGAAAGAGCGTCTACAGCAAAAAAGAAAAAAGCCGCAGGAAAAAAAGGTAAGACTGTTGTAGCAAATACTCCAAAAGCAAAAGTCAGATTAAAAAATGGTGGCGAGGTAAGGAGAATCGCTAGAGGTTGTGGTAAAGTAATGAGCAATAGAAGAAAAAAAACTAAATATTCATAATGGCATTATCAGGATCAACAGACTTTGAACCAAACGTAGCTGAGTTCGTAGAGGAAGCATTTGAAAGATGTGGCCTGGAACTTAGAACTGGTTATGATTTAAAAACTGCAAGACGGTCTATTAATCTTATGCTTGCTGAATGGGCTAACCGTGGTCTTAATCAATGGACCATAGAGCAAGCAACACAAACAGTTACTGAAGGCCAAAACGATTACACGCTAAATGCTAACATTATTGATATATTAGATTGTTCAGTTAGAAGAAATACCGATGGAACTAATGTAGATCTTCAAATGTCTAGAGTAAGCAGAAGCGAATATTTAAATATTCCAACTAAGTCTACCAAGTCTAGACCCTCTCAGTTTTTTTTAGATAAGCTGACAACCCCTGTTTTAAAAATATGGCCAGCACCAGAAAATTCAACTGATGTATTAGTATTTAATAAATTAGTAAGAATGGATGATGCTGATGCCGGGACTAATACCATGGACATGCCTTTTAGATTCTATCCATGTTTTGCTGCTGGACTTGCATATTACATTGCTATAAAGAAAGCACCAGACAGAGTTGGCATGTTAAAACAAATGTATGAAGAAGAATTCGAAAGAGCCTTGTCTCAAGATGAAGATAGAGCATCATTTAGGATAGCTCCTTATAAATCAGTCTTATAACCATGGCATACGCTACAGGTAAGTATGCAATAGCACAATGCGATAGATGTGCTTTTGAGTACCCACTTAATCAATTAAAAAAAGAATGGAATGGTCTTAAGACTTGTCCTGAGTGTTACGAACCAAAACATCCCCAGCTAGAGCCACTTCCTCATGTAATGGATCCAGAGGCTTTGTATGAGCCTAGACCAAACACTGATAAAGAAGTTGGTGAAGGATATGTGGTGGTTGTTTACACAAATATTTACGAACAACACTACATGAGCTCAGATATCATAGGATCAAATTTTTTAGTTCCTGAAATGACAGGTGCTGTTGGAGAGGTTACAATTACTACAACATGAGCAGTCCATTAACATTATCAGAATTAAAAACATTAATTCAAAACTATGTGCAAAATAGTGAAACTACTTTTGTTAACAGTCTTGATGATATAATAAAAAATACTGAAGAAAGAATATTTGAACTTGTACAATTTGATTATTTTAGAAGAAACGTACAAGGGTCTATGACTGCTGGCTCTAGGTTTTTAACAGCCCCGGATGATTTTGAATTATCTTTCTCTTTATCAGTAATAGATAGCAATGGAGATTATCATTATCTTGATAAAAAACATCCCAGCTTTATGCAAGAATATGCGCCAGATCCAACAGATTCAACAGCAAGAGGGCTTCCTTTGTATTATGGAGATTTTGATAAAGATTTAAATAGCGGCCTCAAAGAAACCAGTTTAATTATTGCTCCAGTTCCAGATGCAAATTACACCACAGAGCTTCATTATCTTTACAAACCAAACTCTTTGGTAACAGATACAACTGGAACATGGATGTCAGAACATGCAAGAAATGGTTTATTGTATGGATGTTTAGTAGAAGCTTATACATTTATGAAAGGTGATCCTGATATGATGGGTTTGTATGAAAACAGATTTCAACAAGAAATGGCTAGGCTAAAAAACAAAGCTGAAGCACGAGGAAGGAGAGACGAATACAGATACGATTCGCTTAGAACAACGGTTACATAAAGGAGAGAGAAAATGAAACCAATCAAGAAGCTTGAAGGTAAGACTGTGGCTATTGTCGGTATGGGCAAAAGCTGGTTTGATTATAATTTAGCAAAATCACATGGGTCACACTTTGATGAGGTGTGGACTATAAATTCAGTAGCATCTGTTATATTTCATGACAGAGTATTTATGATGGACCCAGCTTCTAGATTTTTAGACAGCGATGATGCCGGGGGACAAACTGATAGCATGTCAAAGCTTTTAACTGAACATCAAGGCCCAATTTATACATGCGAATTAGATGATCGTTGCCCCGGCTTAGTAGAGTATCCAATTGATGAAGTTTTAGCAGCTTGTGGTTGTCATTACTTAAATAACACAGTTTCTTATGCAGTTGCTTTTGCTGTTTGGAATAAAGTTGAAAAAATAAAATTGTTTGGAATTGATTTTAGTTACAAAGGCAATTTGCATTTTGCTGAAGCGGGCAGAGCGTCTGTAGAATTTTGGTTAAGTAAAGCTATGAATCAAGGCATCCAAGTTGAAGTTGCTCATACCAGTGGGTTGCTAGATACATCAGTTCCTGCTGATGAAAAGCTTTATGGCTATCATAGACTAGACGATCCATTGGTCGTAATTACAGATGAAAACGGTATATTAATTGCAAAAAAAAGAAGTCAAGTTCAACAATTTAAACAAGAACAAGAGCCCGTATTAATTGATAGAAAT